CTCGGTGCCGTTGCCCGTTGAGGCACCAGAACCTGTCGCCGTCTGCACATTCAATCGCAGGACCGTCCTCTCGGTGACGTTTCCCGTTGAGGTACCAGAACCTGTCGCCGTTGGCCCATTCAATCGCAGGGCCGTCCTCTCGATGCAGTTGTCCGTTGAGCCGCCATTCTCTGCCGCCGTTGTCGTAGACCTTCACTTCATATGTTATGTAACCTGACATTATGTTCTCCTGCCTTTTTTGTCACAGTATATTACACGATCTTGTCAGAAAAGTAAATCACATTTTACTTTTTATTTTGTTCTTCTTGACACCAAGAATCAGGTACCATTTGAAATGTTCTACTTAGCCCAGTGTAACGATCGAGGCCATAGGGAAGAACACACCAACAACCATTCATTCTTCCGTCCTTACGAAAAACTCCAATATCCCATTCTTTAATTACCGCACACGAAATATCTACAGACTCAATGGTGTGAGTGTACACTTTCCCTGGCGTTGTTAATACGGCTGTCGAACCGCAAGCTGCCGCAGCCAAAAGCAAAATAACAAATAATTTTTTCATATCAATCTCCTTTTTGTTTGAATGTTTTCATTTCTCCGAAATTGTCACCAATCTTCACGCTTACAGGAAAAACAGCCCCAAACATATCGCGGCACTTCATCTCCATTATTGATTTAATTTTCTCTACCAACTCCATCTCTTTCTTGTGAACGTATAACACCAAAGAGTCATGAAAAGGAAAAGCTATTTTGCTTTTTTTGTTTTTTAAGAATAAATGAATATCCATCACCAGTGACAGTATAACATCAACTTCAACAGAAGTCACGTAGTTTTGCAACGTAACATTTTCTTCTTGTCCGTCATAATGAATACTTCTTCCGAACGGATTAATAATTTTACCATTTATTTTGAGTTCAGCAAACAAATTTTTTCTCAAATCTAAAATCGGGGTAGCGGCATACTCAAAAACGTGATTGTAGCCGTTAGAGAACATCCACGCCAAAAAAGAAATCTTATTGGTTTCTCGATCTCCGTCAAACACAGAATAAATGTCGTCAATGTTCTGAAATTTTTTCTTAAATTCTATATTGTTTGTCGAAAAAATTGCCAATCTTGGCTGAAAACTTTTAAAATCAATTTGAACGATAGAGTTTTCCTCGGGGGCAACTATGGCGGCCCTCAAACTTTTTGGCAAGATATACAAATTCACAGTCCCTGGAGCGAAAGAAAGACGCCCTGTTTTCGCTCCAATGAAGTTATATCGTAAATACAATTTTCCTTCTGGCCGTAAACGCTTTAATAATTTAGAAAAGTGTGTATAGTCGTGGGCGAGCGCAGAAGCATTAATATATACAGGCTCTTTAGCCGTCTCCGCGAGCGCGACGATGGATGGAAGTAGTTTTTCGTAGAAAACTGTTTCTTTCTGTTGTTTCAAAAAAAGATCATGCACAATTTTTGCCTGAATTGTCATAAATTTAAGCAACATAAAATCTGGGAAAAGGGAATCGAAAGGATAATTCTGATATAGTATTTTTGATTTTTTGTAACTCCTAATGACATTGTTCATTTTTAACGTAACATCCTCATACTCTGCCAAATACTGAGCAGTAACAGGAGAAGCGCGGGCAAATTCCATTAGGGAGTTCCCCCCCATCCCAGCCAAGCCGCATAGTATTTTTACATCATAAAACGTATTAAAATTTTCAATGTCTATTGGGTGCCCAAGATAATCAAAACATATCCTCGTCACACAAGAGGAAAGCAATTGTTGTATTTTCTCTCCCTCGACACCAACAAATCCACAATTTTCTAGTGGCGGCGCACCAAAAACATAATAAAAATATTTGTTTTTTGCGCCGAGCAACGGAGCAATGTATAAAATGCTACTCATGAACACACGCACACTATAGCACACAACAAACGTTAATGCCACATAAAATCGATGTTCGTAGAAAATCCTTCAGCACTCAGTTTGTGAGATACTTTTTGTATTTTATATACAGCATCCATAACGAAAATGCCCGTATATAGATAAAAAGCTCTCATCGGCTTCCACCCAGGATGCCCGAGTATTTCGGCCGAGCCTTGAAGCGGTAGCGTCAGCGGGGTAATGGGTTGAGCTTGCAATTTTTCACTAAATGCTACTGTGCTGCGAGGTCCTGCAATTCTATTTTGTGCCATTCGCTCAATAAGCGCAGCTTTCATATACTGATCAGAAACTTGAGAAAATGAAATTTTCTTAATAAAAGATCTTGCGCTGGCCAGTTCGATTACGGGCAAATTGGTCCCTGCCGTTACTGCGTCCCTTATAGTCTTTAGCGCCGCTTTGCCTTTGGGTAGTCTAGAAGTTGTAATCGGCAGTCCAGCTTTGGCATCCACAAAAATCAAATCTAATGTTTTTCCGTTATTAAAGAAATTTACAACAATGTCGGGGTGATTCCAATCTTGATCCTTTCCCAAAAGACCTTTCCAATATTCTTCGTTTTCTACAAATTTTTCAACCAACATATTCAGAAGAAGTGATAACGTTGGAACTGTCTGTCCTCGATCGTAGAAAGATTTTATTTCTGTTTTAAATGTTGCTAAATCTATCGGAAATTGAGCTAAAGATTCGTTAGCTCTGGGCGTTGAAGTATTAAAAGGGCCGTAAATAATTCTAAAATTTTCAACGGAAGGAAACGCCGAACAAAGCCCATTAAACGTATCATTACACAACGTATAAACAACATCATGAAACGTTACCGTGGATATAGCTTTGTGTCTTCTGTTAAATTTAATATTTTTTTTGTTTGATCTAAGTAGTTTTTTTATGGCTGTAGTAAAATTAGTAGAAATCCTACCACGGGCTTTAACTTCAGCGCTCCTAAAAGATGTTGCTAGGCTTCTTATGATTTCCGTATCGGCCGATCCTGCAGATCTAGATTTGACAGAATCGAGGTAATCTATATACATTTTTACTTGAGAATAGTTCAAATTTGATCCGTCAAATTCCTCATTGGAAATTAGAGACGAATCAATCGCCGAGCCGTCGTCACCCACTAAAACATTATTAAATCTTTCATTGAAGGCCATCCCTTCGACGGTAAGATCTATTTGCCCTGCTTCATCTATTGTAATATTATATGTTTTTATGGAAAATAAAAGATTTTCTTTTTGTCCAAGAAAACTATCAGGCGAAGATGTATTCCACCCATATTTCAATGAAAGAGGCATACCAGGGAACAGAAGACCAATAAGAGTGCTATTAGCTAATTCTTCTGGTCTGTGGATACGCAACTTTAGCACAACGTTTGTATAATAGAGATATCCGCCAGCAAGATCTGTTTCTATTATAATATCTTTTAACGACATTACAGGACGATCTGAAAATCGCTTTCCTGAACTTATTTCTTCCATGTCTAATGTTTTATGAAAGAAAGATAGATTTAAATTATCTATAACTCGACCACTAAGATCAAGTAAACTCAAAGAAACATAAGGCTGAGCCGTTGCCATCTCTAACTCTGAAATTGATTTTAAACTACTTATAAAAGATTGATCAAAATTAAAAAGAGGATTAAAAGAATCGCCATCATTTTGAATACTGTTTGTAATCTTGTTTTCTGTTCGAGGCGCAGAACCTTGTGATCCTATATAATAATAATTTACCGTGTTTCCCATGACTAAAACAACCTTAATACATCATCAAGATTTACTGGTATCTTCAAAATTTGTCCTTCCTCAAACGAGAAAGCCCAAGATAAATCATTCATAACGGAGATTATCCACCAATATTCTCCAGCACCTAAATGTTTAAATGCTAAAATATCTAAACGATCAAATCTAGAAACTCTAATTTGAAATGTATCAATCGCATCAAGTTGAGTCTTAGACGGGAATGTGGGAGTTTCATAAAACTTCTTATCTTCCAGCGTGTTTAAGTTGCGATAACGAGAAAATACCATTTTTATCTACCATTCCTAATCTGAGAAAAAATCCTTCTAATGTCGCCATCAGATACGGTTACGTTCGTTTTTCCTTCTCCTGCTGCAACAAACTTTCCAGCACCGAAGGTTAATTCACTATCGCCGCTTGCAGGATCAACATTTCCGTCCGAGTTGATAATTTTCGAAGAATAAGGATAGAGGCCTGGGTTACCATCGTGAATTACAGTATAAGACAATGTGACAGAAATTTTGCGAGGTACCCGCTTACCATCTTCTATGTTCCAAATGCCATCATCATAAGAAAAATCCAACGCAGTCATATACCCTGGTATGCCGAGTCTGTTGTTGGAAGCAAACAAATCCCCTATTCTCATTCTTACAATTGGGCCTGCCTGCAAAAATCCGTCAGGAGTAAACATAGGATAAACCATAGATTGTAATATTTGTAATTTTTTATAAATTACGGCTAGATCTTTTGGCGACCAAGCGACGACATCGAACGATACATCAATGACTCTTGTTGTCCCCGTGTAGGTAGGAACTTGATCAACACGGCCATAATAACGCTCCGTTTGCCATTCTGGGATGAACGTTTCTGAAAGACCTTCCTTCAGAAACGCTCGAAAATATAAATATCTACTTGGGTTTATTCTTAAATCTTGAAACATGAATGGCATGTAGTTTTGATTTTCTGACAGCAATTCTGTCATATATCCGTTTTCTTCGTCTGTAGCATTGAAGGCTGCGTCAGTTACGGCAGCATTAATCCCTGGTGCGTCTATTAAATCATTATACGAATTAAGCCCAATTTTGGAAACAAAGCTGTATGCCGCGGATCCAAAGTCTGTAATATTCCCGCCAGGGCCAGTACGAGGACTAAACAAATTACTTAGCTTATCATTTCCTGCGGTCGCAGATTTTTGCAATTCCTGTAATGGGGCGCGCATGCCATACGGGCCATATTTGTTTTCGGAGGTGTATATGTTGGTATGCAGACCAAGTTTCGAGGCAAGCATTGTCAGGCCGCCGCCGTCGACTTGTCCAGCTATAGTTGTAGTGTTTGGACTTAAATCAAAAAGTTCTTTTTCTAGTGTGTCGGTTTCTCCTGCTTTGGCTATGTCCCCAAAAAAACCAGGAGAAGGAACTGGGGATTTCAGTTGCGAAAGCCTATGTGCTGGAGAGGTCTCAGCGTATACACCATTTCTCAAGAGAAGCAATCTTTCTGTTTGGGTTGCTACCGCGGCCGCCGCATTAGTTTTATAATCAGACAACACACCTCCAACGGTAATATTTGAAACAGGAGAAGAAACGCGCAGACCAGGAATAGCAGATGCAGCCAAAGACAATGGATTCCATGTCATATTTCCAACGCCATATGCTTGCGGGTCGGCACCGTTCAACGACGCCAGCAAAAATTGACTTGTGTTCCATCTGATGCCCTTTGCTATACTTTCTGACGATCGATGTACCTTGTTTTCTATATTGTTATCCTGCGAAGGAAATACTCCGAATTCCTTTCCTATCCCCCTCATCCAGTGAGCAATAGCAAAAACATCAAAACCTTTTAACGTGCCGTAGGAACTAACAGCAAAAGGCCCCCCACGGGCTGAAGCAAGTGTTAAATTTCCTCCATCATAAATATTTCCTAGCCTATGAGCAGAATTAAAATCGGCGCCTATTCTACCTTGAGAGGGCGGTGGTAGTGGAGAATTAAATCTGGCAACGTCCAAATATTGATTCTGATCATCATACACGTTTCCATCAAGAACATTTCCAATGAAAGAATCGACAAGATCTAGTAAATTTGACATGATAAATAAATACTTAATTCCTAGAAATCTTCACTACAGCTTCACCAATTTTCTTATGATCCATTACCATGTCCATGACTTCTACTTTTATGTCGGTGTATGGATTCTTTGTTTTTGAAAAATCCATCGTAGCAGGGCCCCGTTCAGAGACGGAAGACCGAGTAGAAACAGCCGCCATAGCGGGCGGCTGGGCTATCCCGACAGCTTCGGCCATCCCTTTTATTGGAGCTTTAACGTCTTCAACTGTAGCGGATCCTGCCATCTTTAATGCCTCAATTACGCCTGCGCCGCCGACCAGGGCTCCCGCGAACCTAACCAAAAACATGAAAGGGGCGGTCGACAAAGTTGACATTAATTTCAATGAATTAAATGCAAACTTAATCGCATCTCCAAGCATGCTAAACCCTTTAGCTACAACAAATAATACCTTTCCGTATTTGTCAAGAGAGCTATACCCCTTATTCCAATTATCGTTAGTTGTAGTAAGCCAACTGGAAAGGTTACGCATACTGTTAACAATTCTATCAGCCAATGCTTGCATGTTTTTCGCTGGGGAATCCCACCCGAAAATTGTAGAGATGAGTACTGTAAGCGATCTCATTACGTTGTCGAGTTCTTCACTCCAAGCAATAAGGGTTGTTTTTATGCTTTGTAGCCCCTTATTCCACTTTTCGTTTATTGCTATTTCTTTTTTCTTTGCGTTCGCTTTCGCTTCCAACTTTTTTCTTTCTTCGTCGGATGACAAAATAAGAGCAGCCTGCGATTCTTCAACTCCCAAAGATTGAGTAATTACATTTTTCTCAAACACACTTAACAAGCCCCAACTTTTTCCTTGGGCTGTCAACTCTTTCCTAAAAAGTTCCATACGTTTCGTAGGATCTGTTTCCAGCATTAGCTCAAAAGAATTAATAGATGTGCCAAAAATCGCATTGAGCTTGTTGCCCGCCTCGGACGAGCCTTCGAAGGTGTCCATTTGTTTTCCGAATGCAGCAGTTATTTCTTTTATTGTAAGACCATAACTTCTTGCTTTTGCGGAAGATTTAGCAAACTCAAGGCTATTCGCGACGCCAAAACGAGCCAAAATAGCAGGAGCCTGGCCGATGTCGCGTAAAACATCATTAACTGGGATTCCGTAAGCCCCAGCTTCGCGGGTGCCTTCGCTCATCATTTTGTTTAGCCCGTCAAGGTTACCTGTTTGTTTTTGAAACTGTAACGACAGGGCTCCCGCTTCTTCGCCAGATAGTCCAAGAATAGCAACGAGTTCTTTGCCTGTTTTTAGTGTTGCTTTATCTATTTGAACGGATCGAAGCCCAGAAGCAAAATCACGAACAAGCTGCGCACCTTCAGCAAAAGATTTGCCAAGCAGTTCAAACTCTACACCAGTTGAAATAGCTTGAGATTGTAGTTGCCCTAAATTTCCACCTACGCCGCCAATTTCCTTATTAAATTCAGCCGTTGCAGGAACAACCTTTTTATCCAGAAAATCCCAATAGTTCTTAAAGAGTTTGTATAAAACAAAAAGCGCCGCGGCGGCCCCCAAAACTCCAACAATTAGCAACCCTGCAGGGGAAAATAGAGCTGCAGCCAACCCTTTCATTTTAGCCATGGCGGGATTTATGAGTTTTCCCGTTGTTTCGCCAATACTTTTAGAGCCTTTTGCTGCCTCGAACATTTTAGGACCCAGGCCTCCTGCGGTTTTAAACATTGATGCCATCGCCGCATTGGGGTTGCGTATCTTCGCGCCTAGGTCCTCAACCGTATCTATAACGTTTTTTAACGAAAGCTCGTCTAGCATCCTCTGCTTTGATTGCTTTTCCATTAAGTTAAATTGCTTTTCGATAACAGTAAGGTTTTTTTCTTCAAACCTCAGCGCCTCCTGTAGCGCGCGCTTATATTCTTCTGTACTTTCAAGCTGGTCGCCCTGGAGGTCTAGAGCAGACTCAAGATATTTTATCTGTTCAGCCCAGGCTTCTTTATTTACTTTATCAAATAATTTTATAACTTCTGATTGAGTCTTCTTAAACAGTCTGGCATCCTTCAGTATTTCCTTTTGAAGATCTTTGCCTCCCAGTATATTGTCTGCGAATTCAGAAGAATTACTTACGACCGCATCAAACAATCTATTCAGATCCAAAAGCTCATTTTTGGACGCTGCAAAATTTCTAGATAGATTTTCGCCCTTAGCGACAGCTTCAGTCAAAGCTTCGCGCATGATGTTTGCAATATCTTTAATATCGCCTAAGTTTTCTTGTTCGTTCAACTAAATACTCTAAGCCCCCAAAACCTTCAGATACCATTCTGGATATACTTCGCCACCGTACTTGTCATTAATGTATCGAGCTTGGCTTCGTACTTCCATCATTAGCTCTTGGCCCTCTGAAATTTCTTTTATGAGCTTTTTATGCTCAGCAATGCGCTCATCATAAATAGACTGAATCTCACGAATTTGTTCAATTGCATAAATCATTTGTTTTTTTGTAACCCCAGGACGCGGAATCGCCGAGCCGTCGGGAGCTACATCAATTAATTCTGCAACAATGGATTTCAGATCTGCAAGCTGATTTTTGATAGCTTCGGTATTCTGTGCGTCAATATTAGCTAACATTTTCTTCTCCCACCAAGAATGTTTATTTCTGTCTCAACTACAACTATACCGTAGCACAACAGGAAGAAGAAGTCAAGAATTATTGTCAGAAATCTACGTGTTTCGACGAGAGCCGTGAGGACTAGAAGGAGTTCCTTGTCTGTTGAGTATCCTTGACTTTTCTGTGGGAGTAAGGGGTTCTGAAGAGTTTGTATCTGGGTTTTTTAATGATTTTCGCTCTTTTTCTTTTTGCTCATTCCAGCGGCGTATTAGCCATTTCCTTATGGGAACTGGGATTAACATTACGCGTTCTAGATCTCCTAACCCGAAAGCATACATATAATTAAAGCACTCCTCAAGGAAGAGAGCTTCTTTAGTCATCGAGGTCAGGCCAAAAAAAGGAAAGCCCCAGGGGGACGGTTACCTCCGAAACCTCACTGCAGTGAGGACAAGTAGTCGCCTGTTTCATTTCTACGCCTGGTTCGATTGAATCAATATGCTTACGTAGCGCCCGTGCATCTTTCGCCCTCATGTTCGAAACCATGGTCCTAATTTTGTTTTTATCGGCCTCGTCGCCAATAGAAATTACCGAGTGAAACAATCTAGAAGTAACTGCGTTGTCAGCTAATATATGTATTTTTTTCTTTCTGTCCGACTCCTGCGATATTTCAAATTCATCCTGACCTGTAAGCAATCTAAAAACAACTTCCTTCTTGGAAAGCGGCAATATAAAACTAAAAAGATTACTATTGGGAGAAAGCGGAGTTGAGCTTAAAGGTAAAATCTTTAATCCAGTTAACGAAAATTCGTTTTCATAACTATCTCCACAGTGGCCACATGTGACCTTTGCTGTATATGAGTCGCCATAGCCAGTAATTCGAATCGCAATTAGTAGCGCATTTCTGTCCCCAACGAGCATTTCATCTGGATTGATAGATTTATTTAGCATGCAGGACTTTAGAAGTTCCGAAATAACAGTACCATTCTTAATAAGGGCCCTGGAAGTTAGAAGATCTTCTTCTTTTGCTGTCATACACTTAATCTCAACTACCTCCTCGTTGTTAAGTGGGTGCCCGATTGGATAGGCGAGACCCTTGCTTGGCAGCGTTACACTTTCAATTGGAACATCAAATCCTGTGGTTTCCCTGATAACAGGAGTAGAATCGGCGAGGGTGGCCTGAAATATTGCATTGTTATTGGTAATAGTCGACATCAAGAATCTCCTTTATTGTATACTTAGTTCCCATAAATAATTTCCTGCGTTATAAATCTTATAGACACAGTTTTCTTCCGCTACTGTCTTTTCTGTCTTTCCTGGCTGAGCACGAAATTTAAACCTAAAAAATCTGTCAATTCCATCTGTATAATCGTATCCTGCTCCTGTGTGCTTTACGAGGTTAAATCCATATTTCAAGTATGCTTGGCCTGACGAATAGCGACAATCTGAATAGGTTAATACTTTTTTGTAGTTATTGTCTTTGCACCACTGTTCAACCCTCTTCATTAATTTAGAAAGACCGCCACGGACAACAGTGCCCTGTAGCGAGCATACTCTTGCTATTTCCATACAGTCGGATTTACCTTTTGTAAATGGGCGGCGTAGCGTAATACAGAACACTGGCGAGCCATCTGGGAGGTGGAGTGAGAACGATTTTTGACATCTCACGTCGCCCTGCAGGTGGTTTAGGTTGAGAAATTCGGCAAGGGAAGCATCCTCCTGTAGTGTGAGTTTTCTTGCGTTGTACTTGTGTTCAACGTGACCGAGTTTTAGTGATATGATGGATTTCCAAATATTGCCCTTTTCTCTCCATTCATCTTCGTATATTTGTAGTAGTTGAATATTTTTTTCTTGACACAGTTGAAATTTCTTAAAGTGGCTTTGCTTTTCTCTGTATTTTTCCGAGCACCAATACAATCCATGGTATTCAATTGCAAGCCCCTTGTCTGGTATATTTATACCCAATTCAAGGGGGTTAAGAGTTTTTCTGTCATTTTCGATTATAGGGTTGGTGTATTTTACTTCCTGTGAGATGTAGTCAAGCACTTCTTTTAAGAAACCTTTGTTTTTGTACTCTTCATATTTAAAACGCGGAATACAATTTTTTTTGCGCGCGGCGGGCATAATATTATTCCAGCTGTGTCCTTGAAGTAAGAAAATATTATCCACACTATTATAGCTATATTTTTCTATATTTTTTTGTTTTGCTGCATCTTGCGCTTTTCTGACATTGTTGGCTCTTTGTTGCTTCGTCAGTGTGGATTGGTGCTGTTTTTGTTTTTGGGAAATCTTCTTTTTTGTTTCATCCGTCAACCGACAACCCAGCGTGGGCTTATGATGGTTGTGAATGTAATTATTGAACCTGTATTCTTTTTTGACATATGACGTTGCCTCCCCGCAACCGCATTGGCACAAAGGACGAACGTTGTGTAGGAGATATTTCAGAGTATAACTCTCCTGCGATTCTTGATGGAACTTTCTCAAATGAGAAGGAAACCCTTTCCTGGCCACGTCTCTCTCGCATATGACACAAAGCCTCATAGATGTAGTTTACATCAAGAAAGCGCAAATGTAAAGAAAAAAGAGATGCAGAATGGGAGCGAAAAAAAGAATTAGTAGAGAAGAACTGCCTGATCAAAACGAATAACCAGAGCAATATCAACAGGATCCGAAGAGGAGTAATCTAGGTCGTTGAAGTTTGCTTCTTGAATCCATGATCCTTGAAGTTCCCAGTCTTCAACTACAGCGCCAACAGGGTCCAACAGCTTAAGATTAATCGTCTTCTTGTAGAAGGCAGCGTAGCCCATACGACCACTTGTATTTTCCCAATCTAGCCTCACCCACTCCATTACCTTTTGAGCGGCAGATGGAACAATCGGGTCATATAATGTAAGATTCAGTGGAGACCAAGTGCCCTTACCTGAGAAATATCTTTTCTGATTAATATAATCAATAACCGTTTCATCGAAACTTAATTGGGGGCGAGATGTGGTCTTTAATGTGAACGCATCGATGCCTCCAATAGACATAATCCACCTACCCTTTCGTTTAGGTTCGTAGGTGTCAGCTAACATTTGTTGAATATCAAGAACTTCAGCCAAAGTATTTATCCTCCACTTAGTATACTATACAAAATATTTCTTGTACAATAACTATTCTCCGTTTAATCTTTTTTCCCTTTTTACTCTTCAAAAGAAGCTCCACTAGGACTGATAACGAAATCTACAGAAATTGCTTCAGCGGTTCTGGTCGGAACCAAATAAATTTTACCTCTCAGTTCGTTTCTGTCGATAACTTCAGGAGGGTTGGTAGTTGAATCCATTACCACCAAAAACTTTTCAAGACCTTGTTTTTGTTGAATTTCAGCAAAAATCGGGTTAACAGATTGGCGGAATCTGGTTTGGGTCGTAGCATTACCAGGCTCAAACACGAGATACTTAGCCGCGCTAGCAACAAGTTTCTTCGCCTTAATCATCAGCCGACGGACATTGATCCTGTCCAAAGCAGACGATTTAAGTTGTAATGTTTTTTGCCCCCAAATTACGCCTTGCGGAACGTCAGGAAATCTAGCAATCGGATTGATTCTTGCTTCATATAGTGAATCACGTTCTGATTGCTTCAACTGGTCCATGACACCAAGAACATCAAACCCGATGGTATCTCTCCCGAGCCCCGCACGATTTAACCCAGCAGGAGCAAACCAAGGATATGAAACACGATCATTAAAGGCAATCGCACCTACCGCAGCAACAGAGGCGGGAAGTTCTTTAGCCACCTTGTTGATGTCGTCATATACCTTGATTGAAGGATAGTAAACAGCTGCATAATTTGTGTCAAAACCACGATTCTTAACTTCTTGAATTATCGCAGTAGGGGTGCTGCCTGATACATCAGCGACGTAAAATACATCAGCACGGTTTTCAACCTTAATGATTGCATAATCAACCACTTTACTACTGTAAACTCCAGGGATCGCTAACAAATTAATATCAACAGCATCGGGGTCTGAAACAACATCAATACCCTGGCGTAAAGCCTGAATACCTAATTGAGTAATCGCAGCGAGTTGACTTTCGTTATTCAGCGGATCTGCGAGGCGTCTATCGAATCCGTCGAAACCGAAAGCAACAGGAACCGTGAACTTTGCTAGTGACGAATCTAACGTAGTATGGCTAGTCGAAGTGCCTGGCGACTTCTGTGAGGCGACAGGATTCGAAGCATTATAAAGCAACGTTGAAAGTGAAGATCCAGAAACATTAGTCAAGCTAAAGTCCGCATCAGAACCAGTCATGGTTGGAAGTTTTGTCAGCCTGGACAATACCGAGCCTGACGCAACCGTTTCCATTCCCCAATAAATGCTTGTTTGTGCTTCACTTTGAGTTTCCTTGTCGTTTAGGTCTGCGACATAAGGAACGGCCAAAATGGCGCTAGAAACATCCACATCAACACCCGTATCCGCCGCGCCAGAACCAGATAGTACTGAAAGATTTGGCTTGCTAAGACCCCTGAAACCCCAAGGCGCGGCGGCGTCAGGGTAAGATCCCGTAGTCATTTCTACACGAATCAATCTTGATCCGTTTGTATAGTCACCGTATTCAACAAGCTTCTCGCGGGAAACATCATATTTGAAGTGCTTATCACCAACAACTCGGCAAATATAGTTATTGTCGGAAGGATTCAAGGAAAGGTTGACGAACGATTCAACAACGCTTTTTGATTTGTCGGTATCCGAAAACGAACGAACCTCTAGATCGAACTTTCCAAATTCACTAATTGTTGGCGCGGCCGAAGGACGAATGTTGGTAACGGAAATTTTCAATCTACCATTTTCCGCTTCGCCATGACCAAGAGTGTGAACCCTAAAAAGGTTATACTCTGAGCTTCCGCCAAACAATTGTGATTTAATCCACGGAGTAGAGCCACTGTTGTATCCAAATTGAAAATTTGTAACAGCATAACTTGCCGAAGAATATAGAGCGTTGCCCTGCCTCACGGTCTTAAATGCATAATCATATGTATCGCGAACATAGTACCCAACAGAAGAAAAGAGAGTAGGATCGGCATTGAGAACCTTTTTGATGTAATTTGAGCTACTGGTCAAAAATGAAGCAGTAACAGCAGCAAGAGAGCCAATCGACCCAGTAATTCTTACGTCAAATAAATCATTTCCGAGATCGTTAATAACCAAGTCGTGAGATCCCGTAATTTCTAAGAGCGCCATAATAGCACCGACCGAACCTGAACCCGCGGTAATACCCCAAATACTTTCAGCGGTATACCCAGCGGTGACTTCAGCGCCGTTGACGGTACGACCTTCGGGGCCAAGCACTCGTACAATCTTTGCAGATCCTGCGTTTCTAAGATACGATCTCGCAGCATAACCTAAAATGTGGGAAGTATTTAATGGGCCAAAATAGCTAGTATATTCCGAATAATCGGTAACACTGACAGGCACAAACGCGGGCCCTTGTGGTGCCGTACCTACAAGTGCCGCACCAATCGCTCCCACTCCAGCACCCAAAAAAGATGCGTCAATTTCATTTGTAAATACACCCGCTGATACAAAACTTTTTGCCATTGACTATTCAGCCTCCATATATGGGCAAACCAAGATAAAGAAATTCTATACTATAAATATGCTCTTTTTTTGCAAAAAGAAAATTTAACCAAACAATTTTGCAAATTCTTCAAGAGATAAAATGTTCTCTGTTAGTTTTGTTTCTGTGGAACTTTGACTTTTAAATATAACCTTTCCGCCGTCGTCAACCTTAGAATTCCCTCTTCGTCGACCATAAGCAAGAGTTTCATCTTTCGGATCCAACATGAGATATACAGGAACCTTGATTGAATAATTATATCTAATTATGCGTTCTTGATTTGTAAATTCCTCAACATTTGCTTGAGGGACGACACTACCATCTCTAAATCCCACAAAATAATAACCAGTACCTTTTCTTTTCTTTCCGTCATACTCTACAGGGATAACAAAACTATCCATATGGTCGTAATTGTAAAATATTTTTTCTAGTACCTCATTCATTTGTGTCTGGTATTGAGTCCATATTTTTATTTCATAATATAATGTCGCAAAATCAGGAAACGGTATTGTTATATATTCATATACCGCATCCCTCTTTGCTTCAGGAAACCCGCTTTCGCGGCGAGAATCAATTAGATTTTGTATGTTTGATGTTTTTGGGTGAATATCCTTCTTCACCATTATATATGGAGTCTCTTGCCCCATCGATCGCATACCAGGAGTTCGATCTACGTTGGTCCTGCTGATAGCAATCAGTGGCAAAATAAGGGTCCCATTTTCATCCCGAAGACCCTTGTTGTCTCTAATAAGCTTCCAACGCTCACCACTAGCAAATATAATTGGGATCTTTGTTCTGCCCTTGTCAGTATCTGTAGTTATAGACAATTCTTTATCAAAGTAATCTACCACGGCCTGATCAACAGTCTCTAGTGTAACGGGTTTAACAGAATATCTTCCATTCTTATCTTCAAATGCGTTGTTAACCATCTATTTACCTAAATAAATCATCTGAGGAGAGGTCATCCCCCAAACCCATATCGAATCCACCATCCATTCTCCCGACGGAGGTGAATTACTATATTTAGGCTTCTCGGAAGGATTTACGTATTCTATTGTGATGTGCGGTTTATATTCTGGAAATTTATGAGATACTGGGATCTGGTTCAGCAAAAATTCCTTCTTTAATTTCTCGTGAAGTTTATAAAGTTTATTTGATTTTATTGGCGAATGAACGATAGTTTGCCCTTCGGCGTTTGTAAATTTCTTTGGTTTTTTGATTTTTACGGTAAACGGTTTTGCACACGCGCAGACTTTTTGACATGTTTCTAATAATTTTTCTTCAAAATTTGGAGGAATGTCCCCGCAATACAGAAGAGTAATGTGAGGAGGAGACGAATCTTCCCCCTCCCTTCCCTCGTCTGGATATTGCACGGCTAAATCCGATGGTAGTGGAATAAAAATTCCTACTTCCTTACCGACGCCATGCTCACGCTGTGATTCATGCCAGGTAATAACTTTGTAGATTAATCCAAGATCTGGCAAATTCATGTAAATTATTTCCCCAGAAATTTTTTAAGAACATCAGCAGTAATTGAAAATGATATATGAGAATACGCAGGATGAACCATGACAACTACACCTATAACAAATCCATTTTCATTAAACGCAGGACCACCGCTGTTGCCGCTCGCAACAGGGCAAGAAGACATAAGTTTGCCATCCAAAACCCTAATTGGCATTTCCTTGGTATTGGCTTGCGATACAATACCCTCAGTCACCATCGGCATAATACCCATAGGAGCCCCCGCTGCATAAATTTTATCTCCAAATTTAACACTACTATAATTTTTAATTATCTTTACTGGTCGAATTCCGTGCTTCGGACGAGATATTAGACAGAGATCTTTACTGTCGCTGAATTCAAATTTTTCAATTCTCGCACCTTCCATCTTGACCTTTTCCCCGTTGTCATTAATATAATAAATTATTATTTCGCCCGTCATGGAATCATCTATGATGCCGTCATCGATAGTGTTGCAAAAATGTCCAGCCGTCACAAAGTTAGATTTGTCCACAGGAAACCCAGTAGCGCCCACGCCCACCATGGGATTTTCTTTCAGAGGGGAAAACAGTTTAACTGCTTTTCTCCATTGATCCGCAATCGGCCTAGGACGATGAGCACTAGCGTTAGGAATGCACGAGGCAAAAGCAAAAATAACAGAAAAAACAACAGCAAAAATTTTCATAACATTTAATCTCCAGAATTAATAATTTCAAATTGCGATTTTCTTGACACTCTACATTCAGCCTTAACCATCACCTCATTGTCTATTTGCCCGTACGTAATTTGAGGTCTCGATAGTGTTTCAATTTCATACACAACCGTTCCAAACTGAACGAAATCACCCTCCCTTGGTATAACTTCTCTCTCTCGTAATTCGTGAATGTGGAAATAACATTCAATTGAATATATCGTATCAATCGTAAATTGTGTATTGCTTTGCGTTGGATTTTTGTACAAAACTAAAGCATTAACTTCGATTGGTTCATATGTTGTCTTTCTTATCGCTTCTGCATATAACCCGTGTGTTTTTGTGTGTTCTTCTGACACCGCATAATAAATAATCTTTTGAGAGATAATTCTTTGTATTAATTCCTTACTCATGTGATTAAAAAAGGAAATTTCTTTCGGCGTAACAAAAAGAGGTCCAGTCAGTCTTCCTGGCGGGCCTGGGGTGTATGACCCGTCGACCCTAAGTGCATACGTACGAATCTGCACAGATATGTCACTAGCGGCTTGCCACGTCCAACGGTCGTAAAAAACAGCAGGAGCAGTACCTACAGGGATGGACCAAGAAGTCTGGTAAACGCCTACTGATGTTTTGGCTGGGGAAGAGAGAGCGGCAATTAGGTTGCCCCCTGTTTCGGCATCATATATTTCTACGCTAGAAATATCATAAGGATCAAACAATTGGCCGTTAACGTAAAATCTGGTGGTTAACGCAACATCGTTTCCTACCTTCCCTATTGTACTTCTTAAGCGTGCCATATTTTATAAATAGGTAGGATAAATCCCGTTCTAATCTATTTCACTCTCATAAACCTTAAGATCTCCGCTGGTCCCCGACATAAGAAAATAATGACGTTCCGTGTCATATCCAACAGGGGTGGTGTTGTGTTTGTAATAAACCACATACATTGTTGAACTTTGAATAAGAGACTGAGAAAACGTATATGTATATATTCCTGGCAGGTTTGCACTGTCTAATTCTACCATAGAAGCGGATGTTGGTGTTGAGGTAAATGATGATCCATCCCAATAATAATTGTCCAAGAATCCTCCATCGACACTTCTATATCTACGAATGCTTACCTGTGGATCACTACCAGTGAGGCCCACTCCGTCGCTGCGGACCACATCCAAGAAAAGCGAAACATCATTTCCGATCGACCAACGATAATACATTTATTGTTTCCTCTCTGTAGATATTACTTAATAGATCTTTTCCATATTTTAATTTTTGACAGCAAGCCATCAAACCCTTGGTTTCCTGCGTGATCCGTCCCAATCTTATCTTAATTTGATCTAAATCATTTGGGGGGTTAAGGGCGAGGGTGTCTTTCATGGATGCACTACCATTTAAATAGTATTTATATTCGTCTGCCTGGTATTTTAATCGATGTGTATATGCTATGCCATCAGATATATCGGCAGATGTATCCTGTTCGTCCACGTTAACTCCGTCTTCCGTCGAGATTGAATATATTTTAGGGTTGCCATTTATTATAGAAGATAATATTTGAATTTTGTCAGAAGCAGCGGCGTCGTCGGCCAACGTAATTATACAAGGCGAGGATCCCGTCAAATTTTGACTAGGGAGTGTTGCTTGGACTTGCAAGGTGCCCTCCTTTTCCGACCCTGTTCCTCCAAGATTTCCATCGTCCCCCTTAAACAATAAAACATCAGTATTTCTAGTTTGAGTCGTTGTAACGTTGGGAATATATGTAGATGGTAGGACCCGTGCATTTCTTTCAGGCTGGCATCCCCATACCACCTGCCCGTTAGGGTGCGTCGTAGGATCTCCAGCCCAAGGCGCCGCGGAGGGGGAGGCCGTGAGGTTGGCAAACCTTTCTTGAGCAACGGCCGCCTGCAGATGCGTGTCCATCCACCCTTCGTGCTTCCACATTGCAAAATAAGCCAAAGCGGTTGTACAAGGCAACGCGCCAGTTGTGCAATTGGCACCCACGGTGAGTCTGTTGGAGGTTGATAAGCTCCCAGTGGCGGATGATATATCTACCGCCCCCTGTGCTACGCCGTTGACATAAGATACGGCAAAACCAGAACGATCAAAAAAGAAAATAACATGATTCCACGCTCGATCAACAACGGCAGCAAGAATATTAGGAGCAGATGGTATATTTGCGTATAACAGCGAGGTCGCCGTTCTAAACCTGTATGCCACAACGGCACCCGAATCTTTATCAACAACATACGCGGTAGCGGTTGTCGGCCAAATTACAAATTCTACCACAAAATCTTCTGTTGTAATGTCTCCAGTCGATGATGCTGCGGCCTTAAAGTAACTTCCAGAGTTAAATAAAACAGAATCATCATTGTCGCCCAGAAGCGGTGAGCCGAAATTATAAGTTGGTGTCTGCGCGCCAGACGTAAAAACCAGTTCATCACCGTAGTCCCACGATGGCCAATTCGTAATAGCTGCGTCACCCCCCTTATATCTAACCATGGGTGCGACAGTTATCCCATTAATTGTTAAATTGGGGTCTAAATTATCGACACCACTATCAACAGATTCTAACACCTTTAATGTAGGGTTCTGAACCTTAATATTGTTATGAATGAACCCGTAAACCATAATAATTGTGAACTACCCATTTGCTAAAGACCGATGGGTTTTATGCCCCGCCTTATAAATAATTTTGCCCAATATTGGCATAATAATTTACGCCGTCGTACAACAAGTTTGCAATATCCATTGCGCCTGACGCAGAGGTAATCACTGGCTTCACGCCATCGGGCCATTTAGTATTTGTTGGCCAAACAATGTCCTTAGGTGCAGATGGATGTTGTATAATTATCAACAAATAATTTCCGCCAGAATTGCTATTGCTAAAACTGGCAGTGACATGTCCTGTTGCTGACCCGAGGTCTAAAAACTGAACGTTACCGTCATTCCAATTGATGGAAGCCGAAGTAGACGTAGGCGTGACAGTAGTAGATAACTCAGAATAAATCTGACCGTGAGCCTTCAGAGACCCTGACGCAGTAATAATAGATCCAGCAGAACAAGAAAGAGTAAGATGTCTAACGACGCTATATAAGTTGCTCGCTGTGCCGCCAAGAATTAATGAACCTTGCACGCCAACGGTGGCGCCATAAAAAGTAACGCCGTTGGAAACAGAAATGCCGCTTGCATTCATTATAGTAAGCACGCCAGTTGCTGTTCTATATATGTTGCCAACAGCTGTTGTGGTACCAAAATTTAAAGCGCCGCTTATTGCAATCACCGATCCAGATAAACGAAGCGTGGACGACCCGTCGTCATTATATATTTTACCGCGAACCTTAGTGTCGCCAAGAACGGTAACATCCTCAGACGCACTAAGTGTACCAGATACAATTATGGTCGATCCCGCCGACGAGGTAAGAATTATAGGGCCAAGATATCCCCTAATGAAAAAATTGGAGAGCGTCTCAGACAAAGATGCATGGTTGGTGGAGCGCCCACCAATAAAATACGATGAAGCATAAGTGACGCCGCCGCAAGACACGGCCCCCTCTGCGTATAATGTTTTTTCTACCCTCAGAGACCCGCTTACATATACCTGTTCCGATGTAAGCTGGCTCGATCCAGACAATATCAAAACGCCATCCGCAACAATATGACCGCTACGCGAAGCAGGCTGGACGGGAAAGTAAAGATTTCCGCTCAAAGAAACAGGACCGTTGGCTGACGAAAGAATGAGACTCGAAACAGGATTAAAAACCTTATTTGTCATTATTGCCATATTTTATGTCCCCACCATAACCACAGAACCCGAAATCCCAGTGAATGTGTGAAATTCATCACCATTTATATCGTCTCTTGAAATTTTAATTCCATCAAGATAAACAAAACCCAAATTGCCACTTAATGTTTGATAATCAGCATTTATATCTGTAGATAAATCAAGACGGGCCCCGCCGCGCAAAGAATACCCATATCCAGTATTTCCGCTTCCAATAAGTAATGTTTCACACTTTAGAGAACAACGACGATCTCTCAACTCTACGCCATTCACGCATTTATCTATAGAACCCTTAAAAAGATATGCAGTAGAAAAGACTCCCTGACTGCCAGCGTTAGAATCTAAAGTAATCCCGTTTCCGAGTGATTTTTTTATCATCCAGGAGCTTTCGGACGAAACAGACCTTACGACAGAATCTGAAAGATACAAAGCTGCGAAATAAGATGAAGGATTATTTTTTACATCAATTGATACATTACCTAGCCGCAAAGAAGAATTATATGCTGTTATAGGGGATTCCATAATCATACATCCGCCGTCAAAAGCAACAGGCGCATTAAATATATATATCCCATACGGATCTGGGAGCTGAGATGCTGTAAACATTACCCCGCTAAATATTATTGTTGCAGCAAGATCTGAAGATACCTCATAGGGCATGCCGCCTTGTATTTTGATGTAGGAATAATTAGAATAATCGATTATTGCGGCGGGTTGCACTATTTCTACGATGGATGTGCTATTTACTGCAGGAGAAAATCTTCCTGCGAAATTAAAATATGTACCAGAATGTTCTCTTATTCCTTTTATTTGTCCAGACCCAGACCCAGAAATAACCTTCATAAAGTAATCTTCATATTGGTTGGCGACGAAGCCAGGATCTGCAATCAAATTAAAATTATGAGTCGTAGGAGATAACGAAACACTCATTTGAGATGTTGCTGGGACTCTGATTAGCCCATCTTTACTTTGCACTACAATTTTTGCGTCATAAGAGGCAAAAGCGTTGGCGCTCATAAAGGTATATCTGGTAAACTCCTCAAGAGCACCAACAGAATGTGTGCCGCTAGATAATAATAGTGTAGCACGATACGGAATACCGTTAGGCAAAGAACGCAAGGCGCCAACTATAGTCTGAAATGAACCATGTGCATCAGCGATAGCTTGATCTGTAACTAAAACTGTAGAACTATCAACTCCTACGGACGGATCCACACCAATATAGACAACTTCAGTAAGATAGGCGTCAGATAATGTTTTTTCCTTATATATAATATTTCCAGACAAATAGATCAAGCCCACAGAAGAAGAAAAAACTAAAGGACCAGTGGACGTAACGGAACCGCTATGGAGGAAGAGATCGCGGGTTTTCAAGGAAGAATACCCTTTCACGGCAACGGCGCCTGCAGTCGACCCAGTTTCATCTGTCTCAATCGTTTCAAAGCGAGATTGCGACTCGCTCCAAATAAAACCCCTATTCTCTCCCGTTCCTCTCTCTACAATAAACCCAGCATCGTACGAGGGAGGAAGCACACTTTGACTGGCGGCAAGAATAAGAAGTGGATCAAATATGGCCAAGTTGGAAGACGAGATGATGGTCGTCACACCTTTTACATAAACATCACCATCAATAACAATACCACCGCCTTCGACAACTACGTTGCCAGAGAGTACAATATCAGACACCGAGGAAGAAAGCACAAGGCTGCCTGACGGATTTTTAATTTTCCCTTGAACGGAAAGGTCATTATAAATTGAAAAGTTGTCAGAGCCAGTTATCGGCACCATACCGCGTGCTATTTCTATTCTCGCCATAAGGATACTCCCCGCAATATACTATAGATCAAAATAGCCCTGCTCTAGATACTTTTTTGCTTTTGCTATAGACAATTTCTTATAATCTTCTTTTTTAAGGTATGGGTTTTCTTTACTGAACTTAAAAGCAGCATATATAAACTTAAAGTTGGATGCTGGGATCCTTCCTTTATAACCCCATAAACCTTTTTCTTTTGACGTTTGAGAGCTTATTTTTTCTCCCTGACCGCCATATTCGCGCGCTATATCCCAATCTGGCGTCAGCTTAGATTTATCTGGTATGAGCATTTCTATAATAACAGGTTTTCCATAAATTCCCTGTCGTGAAGATGCATATTCAGCATGATGTTGAGCCTCATCAAATAATGAAGAAAAAAATACTAAATCATCATGATGTACTAACTGTGGATAATTCGAGGGTCTCTTAGCTGGCATCAAACCGTATCGCAAAAGCGTATCAAGATAGGAAGAACTTGTACCATGATACACAATGTCAGGAATAACACCTTTCATCTTCTTTTTGGGGGTTGAATATATATCATCATGCGCAGTGTAATATTCAACCCCGCTCAATTTAAGCTGGTTCACTATCTTTTTCAGGAAAATAGAAGATTGAGGATCATATTGAGGATACAACACAGGGCTTAAGATTAATTTATTTTTATTAATATAACCTATTACGGCTGATGGCGGGTGGGGGCGGTCGTCAAGGCGGTCTTCTACGTCTTGAATTGTATATGGGTGGTCAGGAAACTTAAAGCCAAACTTTTCACCTATTTCTTTTTGAAATTCTTCTGGTATCTCGCCGTCATGTTCATCATTTATAATCCACACAGAATCCCGTACAGCCAAAATTGTATCACGATCTCCAGTTTTTTTGCCTCGTACTCTCAGCTCATCAAGAGATATTACAGTCTCGATAAGAAGTTTCTTTAGTGAAATCATATCTTATTACCCTTGCTTATGTTTTCTGCCGCCCACAGAGGACGAAGATTAAACCAATGACAAACCTTTTTAAACTCTTTTATGTCTGTTAGATCGGCCGTCGACAGTGGAATGATGTGATCTATGTGCCAGTCGCCGTAATTTTCCCAGTTCATGCCAGGTTGAAATTGTTGTTCGATCCACCGCTTCAATTCTAAAGCAGAACAGCCAAGGTCGCGAACAGCAGACCCAGCCTTATACCCGTCTTTAAGTATGTGGTTTAATCTCCTCCTAAGATTGCAAGCGAGCCTGGCTGCTGGACTGAACCTTCTGCGCTGGGTGACGTATTTTGTCGTGTATGCTATAATTTGTTTTCGATTTTTGTCGTAATATTTTTTATCATTTAAAGACTTATTTGGAGAAACTTTAGGCTTTATCCCTTTTTCTTTATTCTCGTAGTAACGATTTTTTGCTTTTTCTTTTAACCGCTCACGATCTTGTCTGTATTGAATATTGCGACACTCTTTGCATTTAGGATAAAATCCATCTTTACGGGAAGCTCCTTTGTGAAAAAAACATAACTCTTTTTCTACGTAACATTTTGTACATTTTTTTAAAATCATATTTTAAATCCCATTTGATACTGGTAAAATTGAGGTCAGAATGAACATGCCCACCCAAATACCCATGGGGACATTTGCAAGCTGGCGACGGAGGTTGTCTGCCTGATTCATTTCTTCTGCCGCCAGTTTATCGTAGGTCATAGAATCTAGCCACTCTTTTATTTCCATACGAAGCATTTCTTTTTCCTGTTGTGCCTCTGCTGCCAAGGCTGGGCCGTTGAGTATAAGCTCACCATTTGGAATTGGAACGGTAGAAATTTTGCCTCGAATCTGTCCCAATATCTCTTTTGCGAGAGCTAGCGCATATCTACGTATCCACTGTCTTCCCATGGAATTAATTCTATTATATTCAATATTTCCAAAAGGAACATTGGACAAATTTGATACGCCGCGAGTAAACGGATCGTCATCTGCAAAAACAGAATCTGCCCCGCCGTTGAGATAATACGTAAAATGCAATCTGTATGCGGTAGTTGGAACAGGGAAAACAGTAACAATATTGTTTACAATATTGAAAGAATAATTAGATCGTCTAATTCTATGGCTCTGTTCTAGCTGTTGAGCACGAAGAACGTCTTCCCATACTGGCAAAAGGTAAAAAATCGTTTCAGGAGTAAACGACTCAAAGCTGAACTGATTATGTAGGTAGTTGACAGCTGAAGTGGTATCGAAGAAGCGATAGGCCGCTGTCGGTGAGAAATGGAAAATATCTCTAATCTCTGCAGTCTGTAGCGGCGGCACTGCAAGACCCGAAGCACTCAATAGAACCTTCAGATCATAATTCTGTCTGCCAGGTATCATATCTATTGACGCAGAATATAATGTTCTAGTTCCTCCCACTCCAGCTTCAGTGCTGTAACCGCCAGCCAGTCGTTTGGCAAGAGACAGATCCATTCTCGGAACCTTGTTTTGTTCTCCCCCCAGAGACCCAGTAGGCGACCCGAT